AATCTGATACAATATTATCAGCAGTCGTACCAACAGGCTTTACAATCGTACGCGATCGAACAACAAGGTCGTAGACGCAGGGACGAATACATGGATGGAGTCATTCGAACACCTCTTAAATCACCACCACCAACACAAGATTAAGTATAAACTATGGCAAATATTATACCAGACGCATTTAAATTGGAATTATTATCAGGCACCCATAACTTTGCAAGTGGAGGAGATACCTTTAAAATTGCTTTATATGTAACAACCTTAGGTCCTCCCTATACAACATCATCAACAGCTTATAGCACGACGAATGAAGTAAGTTCTTCGGGTACTAATTACGCAACAGGAGGAAATACATTAGATGGTCAAGGAGTGAGTGTTCCAGGAAGCAATACCGCTACTGTAGATTTTACCAATGAAACTTTTTCGAGTGTAACGTTAACTTCATTAGGGGCAGCTATTTATAATTCTACTAACAGTAACAAACTTTGTTTAGTCATAGATTTTGGCGGAAATAAAGTAGCAACTTCGGGAGATTTTACAATTCAATTCCCAGCCGATGCAGCAACAACCGCAATTATACAGGTAGCATAATATGTCACATTTTGCAGAAATAGATCCAAACACAAATATAGTTAAAAGAGTAATTGTAGCTGAACAAGCTATTATTGATGCAGGTGGAGAAAGAATTGGAGATAGCTCTAACTGGATACAAACTTCATACAATACAAGGGGAGGTATTCACTATGCTCCTAATACAAACACCCCTGATGGTGGTGCGGCATTAAGAAAAAATTATGCAGGAGCTGGATATACTTATGACAGAGGAAGAGATGCTTTTATTCAACCAAAATCTTTTCCATCTTGGACTTTAAATGAAGAAACTTGTCAATGGGAAGCACCAATTCCTTATCCATCTGGTGACGGAAAAGGATATGATTGGAATGAAGAAAACCAAGCCTGGGAGCAAGTAACATAATATGGCATTAGTAATAAATAACAGAGTAAGAGAACTAACTTCAACAACAGGAACAGGAGCCGTGACTCTGGGAGGAGCAGTCGGTGGTTTTCAAACTTTCGCTGCTGGAATTGGAAATAGTAATACGACTTACTATGCCATTTCAATAAACAGTGAATCCGAATGGGAAGTAGGACTAGGAACTTTAAATGGTGATAGTTCAACACTAACTCGAACTACAGTTTTGGAAAGTTCCAATAGTGATTCAGCGGTAGATTTTTCTGCAGGCTCAAAAGAAGTTTTTTGTACCTTACCCTCTGAGAAAGCTCTTTATTTAGATGCTTCAGACGATTTAGCAAACACAGGTATTGTTACCAATACTAGTGTTGGTGCTTCAGCGGCTATTGCATTATCGAAACTTGCAACTGTGACCGCGTCACGCGCTTTAGCATCCAATGGCAGTGGAGCTGTATCAGCCTCATCTGTTACTTCCACTGAATTGGGACAGTTAGACGGAGTTGGCGGTCTTGTTACAAGCACAGGATACGCATTAGTGTATGGATTTTAATAGGAGGAAAATATGGCAAGTGAAGTATTAAAAGTAAAGTTAAATAAAGAACTTTCGAATACTGAAGTCGATTTATTAACAGCAGCAAGTGGACACACCTATACGGTGTTAAACATTTCTATTTGTGAAACGGCTGGTAATGACGAAACTTTCGATCTTTATATTCGAGATGATGCTGGTGCTAATGATTATGAGATTTATTCAGATCAAGCTCTAGCTGGCAATGCAACTTTTGAACACACAACAAGAATTGTGCTTGAAGCGTCCGATGTGCTTTCGGGCAAATTAGGTAGCACAGGAGATGTGGACGTTGTTATTAGTTATTTAGATCAAACATTATAGGAAACTATGAGCGGAAAAGTAGGAAATAACCCTTACAGAGCCTCAGGAGTTGTTGCAGATTCGGCGGCTGAATTTGACGATGATGTAATTCAATCCAATATTGCTATGTTGGGTTTTAAGGTCGCCGTTAATGGCTCTTTGGTTCGATACAATTTAGTTGATCAAACAATTGATGAATACATGGACACTTCAGGTGTTGATGCTGCAACTTCAGTAAATGACGCTAGAAGTGGTAGTGCTCCTTATTATTATTTTGGAGGCGCTGCTGCAACTATTACAGAAGATGCTGACGCAACAGGAGTAGATGGAGATTATACCTGGTACAAATGGACTGATTCAGGCGCAACTGGCTCTTATCAAAATAATACAGCCCAAGCTGTTTCTTGGCTTATAGTTGGAGGCGGAGGAGGTGGAGCTGGAGCTTTAGAATCTGCTGACGCTGGTGGTGGTGCAGGAGGCGGAGGATATAGAACAGGAGCATCATTAAGTCTCACTATAGATGAAGAATATACAATTACAGTGGGTGCTGGCGGTGCTGGTGCACCAAGTGGAAATCCACTAGGTGCTAGTGGAGGCGATAGTATTCTTTCAGGTGCAGACATAACAACAGTTACTTCAACCGGAGGTGGAGCAGGAGGACATGGTGGAACTACTGGTTTAACTGGTGGATCTGGGGGCGGCGGTGGAGCATCGGGTGAAGGAGGTGCTGGAAATACACCAGCTATAACTCCGATCACTGGAGAAACAACAACCGTTCAAGGATTTGCCGGTGCTGATGGTACTGGAGGTCCCGGGGCTAATGCTGGTGGAGGTGCTACTGCAGTTGGAGGTCAAGAAGATGCAGCAGGAGGACCAGGCGGCGGTGGAATTGGCGGAGCAGGAGCAACTAATGATATAACTGGTGAGGATGTTGGTTTCGGTGGAGGCGGAGGTGGCGGTGCTTTTAATGGTGATTATGGTATGACTGCTTCTCAGGGTGGTGGAGCTGGTGGAAGAGGAAATAACGGACCTAGTGGTCAAAATCCAGGTACTAACGGTACTGCAAATACTGGCGGCGGTGGTGGAGGAGCAGGATCTTCTACTTCTCCTGGTAATAATGCAAGTGGTGGTAATGGTGGTTCTGGTATTGTAATTTTAAAAAGATTAACCTCTTCATTTGTGAGTGGTTCAGATATGACTTTACAATCCACAGATGTCACAGCAACAGCTCAACCTGATTATGCAGAATTCGTTACATTAATGGAAGATGGTGAAGGAACAGCTACATTAAATACCGACGTTAAAGGATATGTTTCAAGAGATTCAGGAACAACTTTCACACAAGGTACACTTGTTAATGAAGGCTCATGGGGAACGAACAAAAAGATTTTAGCTTTTCATGATCTAGATATTTCTGGACAACCAGCAGGAACGTCGATGTGTTATAAAACTACCACGCATAATCAAAGCGCAGGTTCAAAAGAAACTTATATTTATGCCACTAGCTTGGGTTGGAAATAGTGATATTAAAAAATAATTATTACTATTTTAAACAGGCAGTACCTATTAAAACTTGTAAAGAGATTTTAAAGGCAGGGCGTAAAAAGATTATAAATCAAGCTGTTACTTTTGAAGGGCTTAAGAAGACAAAAAGAGATTGCAAGGTTGCTTGGATAGAAGATAAGTGGATTTATGACATTATTAATCCTTTTATTCATACGGCTAATAAAGAAGCAGGTTGGAATTTTCAATGGGATTGGAATGAATCCTCACAATTTACGATTTATGAAAAAGGTCATTATTATGGGTGGCACACAGATCAAGGTCATGTTTTAAAACATCCAAGTAAAAATATTAATGGTAAAACAAGAAAATTATCTCTTACTTTACAATTAACAGATAAAACAAAATATGAAGGTGGAGATTTTCAATTTAAGTGGATTCAAGACAATAAAAAAGAGTTATTAAATATAGTAACTATTGATGATGCCAAAGATATGGGAACAGTTATAGTTTTTCCTTCATTCATTCATCATCAAGTTTTGCCCATTACTAATGGTAGAAGAGAAAGTTTAGTTAATTGGTCGGTAGGCAGAAAGTTTAGTTAATACTTCCTTATTGATTTAAAAAATGATACTAGTTAAAAGAGAGTGTCCAGACTCCACCAATCACCCTGGACACTCTCTTTTAAGGGATTTTATATGTTAGGTTTATCAGCATTTGCAGAGACAACTTTTGGAGCTACGGCACTCGTCGACATTACAATTGTCGTTATTGTTAGTGGCAGTGGAGTTGAAGTTTCACAAGGCACCCCTACTTATACACTCAGTGCAACGATCTCCCCAACAGGAAGTGGCCTAACAGTTTCTGCTGGCGCGGAAGATGTGAATGTGTTAACATGGAATGCAATTGATCCAGATGTCAGTATGACATGGACCAATATAGACCCATTATAGGATAATTATGGCATCAACATATACGACAAATTTACAATTAGAAAAAGTAACCACAGGAGAAAAAGCTGGGTTATGGGGAACCGTTACCAATACTAATTTAGAAATTTTAGAACAGGCTTCAAGTGGATATTTATCGGTCGACGTGGCTTCAGGCGATGTCACATTGGCATTGAATGATGGAGCGACTTCTAATGGTAAAAATCTATTCTTTACACTAACAGGAACACTGGCGGGTAATCGTAATTTTATTATGCCTGCTACGGCAGAAAGAATCTTTATTGTTAAAGATTCAACAACACGTTCTTCAAGTAATTATACTTTAACCGTTAAGACGGCTTCAGGAACAGGTTATATAATGCCTGTAGCTGCAACCGCCTTGGTTTACTCTGACGCAACGAATACAACTTTAGGTATCCTGCAAAAAAGTTATGTCACTCATACTGCGGCTTATACCGCTGTTGCTGGAGATCAAATCTTTTGCGATACTAAAACAAGTGACGCGTTTACTGTCGCGCTTCCCGCAGGAGCTGTAGGATCCGAAGTAACGCTTATTGATAGTCAAAATTACTTTGCTTCAAACAATCTGACTCTTGATTCTAATGGGTCAGAAAAGATTAACAGCTCAACAGACAATCTGGTTTTAAGCGCCAATGGTCAAGCTATTACGTTGGTATATGCCAATGCGACTGTAGGCTGGATATACAAAACGAATAGTGCATCATAGGAGCGGATTATATGGCTCTTGTAGATTTTAAACTCTTACCAGGAATCGATAAACAACAAACTCAAGTTGGTGCCGACAGGCGCTGGGTGAGTTCTGACAATGTTAGATTTCGATATGGTCTTCCTGAAAAAGTAGGAGGATGGTCTTCTCTTTTAACAGATACCATTGTGGGGGTAGCCAGAGCTCAACACTCTTTTGTTGATCTAGATGGTAACCGATACGTGGCTATTGGAACCGATAAATTTTTACTTATTTATTTTGAAGGTCAACTCTACGATATTACTCCAATTGCAGCGACTACTTTTGGAAGTTCTACTTTAGCGACGAATAGTACTACGGTTAAAACATGTACCATTACAACAACTTCTGCTCATAGTTTATTAGCAGGGGATATTATACAATTGGATGCAGTCACTTTACCTGGTGGAACGGGTTTAACCGATGCTCAATTTGAAGATAAACTTTTTCAAGTTTTAACCGTACCCACGAGTGTAACTTTTACGATTGATTCATCAGCTCAAGCGAGT